CTGCGTGTATTTCATATACAGCATAACGGTCATCATCGGTAAGCGAGTATCCACCGTCTTCTGCTTTTTTCTCTTCAATATCTGTGTGGTAAGGTTCTGGGTCGCCAAGGTCTACGTCTTTATAAAACCCTGCAGCTTGCAGCTTCTTCAATTCGTTCTTTGTCTTACGCATTACGTGCGTTACACGCTCTGCAGCTTCAATATTCGAGGCACCGTAGGGGACAATCACATCCTCTGCGGAGATATAGATAGCAACCTGACGTCCTAGATTAGGATCGTAATAGACCTTCTTGAACGCAGAGCCTGCTAAACCAAGGCTGTACAGCATCCGTTCGTGTTCTGGGCGGTACTCAACCATATTCTCGGTGAGTTCATAGTTCATGTCTGCCATAACACGGGCAGCGGCTTCATCTTTTTCTTTAGTCTCTCGGCCAAGTACTCTAGTTTTTACAGGGCCAGCGGCTGGCATAGTCTCACCCATAGTTTCAGCTTGGAACCTGATGGCTGCTTCAGCTAGAACTGTAGAGTTAACGCCACACGCGCCCTCCCACGGGTCTGAGCGCTCTTCGTATTTGAAACCAAGTACGTCTAAGCCCTTAACAAACGTGTCTGCCCAATCTTTACGACCATCTATGTCCGTTGTTATCTGGCCGACAAGCTCACCTGACAGGGTTTCAAGATCACTGTCCTCCATGAGTTCCGCTAGGTTTGCGCCAAACTCAGAGAAATCTTGTTCATTACCGGGAATTATGGTAATCTCCATGCTACCGTCGGCTAGAGTGACAGACTCAGGATCAACAATCTCAATCTCTAACTCAGAGATGTCCATATCTTCTACGCCCTCTAGGTCGCCCTCTAGGTCTTCTAGTCCCATTGGAGCAGCGTACTGCCCTTTTTCAATAGCCATGTGTCACCTCTAGTAGTACCCGCCTCGGCGTTGTTTAAAATATTGTTGTTCTTCTGGTTCGTCACTAGGCAACCTAATAAAGCCACCCTGCCTAAAACGCATCAGAGCCATAACCGTAGAATCCACAAGGTCATCATTACTCATAAATGGAAATCCTGCAATCTCTTCGACCACTTCTTCTGCCCATCGTGTCTGCGGCACCCAGCAAAGTCCAGATGCTACAATGTCTGCAACGGAGTTAAGTCTAGCCAACTTATCCCCTGACCCTCTATGTGGTGTGTACTCAGACACTGGTAGACCCATACGTCGCATCTCTTGATACAAGGCTACACCAGAGCTTTTCTTCTCCACAATGAACGAGTCTGGTTCCCAGTCGTTGTACTCTTCCATCGCAAGCTGTTTAAGTTCTGGGAACTCTATACGTTGTTTTATGCTATTTAACAATATAATATTGTACGCGCTGGTCTCTTCGTTCAAGAATACGCCCCATGTGGTAAGCGCTGTAAAGTCTGCACGGTTATGTTTCTCGGCTGCGGCGTCAAGCGACATGATAATATATTCACAGGACGGCGGTGTATCTGGGGTCCACTCGTTCCACCACTCACGTTTAACGATAGCTGCTTCTTCTGTGGTGGGCTGCTGTTGATACTGCGAGTTCCATTGGAATACAGGCATAGAGGCTTTGGTACGTAGTAGGGCTTCTAAGTCAAAGAACTCAGGCCATAACGGCTTTTGAGTTACCTTTTTGGTTTTCTTGTTGACAACATCTAGGATGGCGGGGAACTCAACGACTTCGTACTGATCCGCACGTTCGTTCTTACCCATGTCGCGTACCACACGCCCTGTAAGATCATCTAGGTGCCAACGTGTCTGTATAATAGCTACACGTCCTCCGGGCATTAATCGTGTCCGTGCGCCGAAGGTGAACCACTCATACGCTTTCTCAAAGACGCTAAAGTTCCCGTTGATTACATCCTGCTCCGAGTGTGGATCGTCAACAAGAAGCAAGTCAGCGCCACGACCCGCAAGTGCAGAGCCAATACCGCACGCATAATACTCTCCACCTACGTTGGTATTCCACCGACCCGCTGACTTACTGTCCTGTGCGAGTTTCACAGTGGGAAATATAGACCTGTAATCGTCTAGGGCTATCAAGTTACGTACTTTACGACCAAAATCTACCGCTAGGTCTGTGGTGTGGGACACCATCATAACTTTCTTGTCTGGGTTCCTGCCTAAGAACCATGCTGGGAAGAAGATAGACACAAGTTGTGATTTGCCGTGGCGTGGTGGGATGTTAACGCAGATACGGTCTTTATCCCCTCGCTCAATCCCCATGAGTAAGTCAGCAAGGATGCGGTGGTGCTTGCCTACAATAAACTCAGGCATCATAAGTTTGCAGAACTCAATCAGGTCGTCGTACGCACGCTTGTTTTTAGACCGTGTAGACAATTCGTCCACCATACGGTCAATCTCGGCCACTTCTTCCTCACTAAACGAGTCAAGATTAGCCAGCATGATATCAATATCGTCGTTATTGAAGTCAAAACCCTCAGTCATCGTCGTCAAACCCGAACTCTTCGTCAACGTCTAGGGTTCTAGCGGTTAGAATGGTGGCATCTTCTATCTCTGGCTCTGGGTTTACCAGCTTTGCCAGCTTACTGCGGAGTTTTTCTTTGATATCGTCGGTGGTCTGGTGGGTAATGGTCACTTCGGACTTCTCAGTGAACAACCCTACGTCTGATATCTTACCCATAAGCTCTAAAGCACGCATACGTACTCGTGGATCAGGGTTTTCTGACTCTATGATGAGCTTGTTTGTTACTAAGTTGCGCAGTTGCTTAGAAGATTCCACTACAGAGTGGTTAAATTCCTCTATTATAGCTCCTGCCATCTTAATAGATGGGGGCGTTAGCTTCGCTGCGCGTTTGTTGGTAACTTTTCGGGACGTTTTGTCTGGTTCTCGCGCGAACGCAGTCGCTAAAACAGCGGCAACCTCTTTGTCGTCCTCGTCTGGGGTGGTGTTTAGCCCGTGGCCCTCTAATTCTGTCACTGTTTTAGCCAGCGCAGCGGTGCGTTTGGGTAGCGGAAGCTGCTTTGCTTCATCCTCTAAGGGTACACCTAGTTCGGGCATTAGATTCAATGTCATATCATTTCGCAGGTAGTTAACCGGTAACGTAATACTAGGTTACAAAAAAAATTTTAGCAAGGGTTTCTAAAGAGGGGTGGGGGGTTTTCAAAAAATACCAATTTATTCGTCTGGATTAGTAATAATAGTACTACGGCGGAATCCTATATGACAGCGCGGGGGGTGGGGACGGGGTACCCTTCTGTAAAACGTGTTTCGGGCAGGTGCCCGAATGTAGTCAGTTAGTTTCGACGGCGTTTTAGTTTCAACGGCGTTTAGTTTGGTTTAATATCATTTAGTATGCAGACCCATTGTATAACACGTTATGGCGCGGTATTGATTGGTTGTCAGAAGGGATTGGCGCACGATCAATCTCAGACAAGGAGACTTCACTATGACAACTATTTCAAAGATGACCGAGACACTAGCAACCATTGGCATAAAGTTTAACGTCGAAGGTATCGACATTGTTGAGGTGGGCGCAATGGACATTGTCCGCAAGGCCGAGGGCAAACTAGCCCATACGTATGCCTACCTAGTTGCTGCGGGCATCCTGCCAAGCGATTACCTTTCCGCTAAGAATAAGGACAGCACAGCGTCTGTCGAGCAATACGCGGCTCGCGTGGAAGCGGCTGGCATGGTATGTTATACCAAAGCCGAGCGGGCAGAATTGGCCACCAAATTGCCAAAGGATGCACCAGCCGAGCAAAAGGCCTCGCGCAAGGTGTTGCAGGATCGCCGCACCGAATTTCTCAAGACTGTGCGACGTGGCTTAATCACGGCTCATAAGCTGGCATGTCCTGAGGAATACGTATCGGGTGGCGCGAATGAGCCTAAGACGGCCATTGAAGACCTCGCCGCGTTAATGGAAAAGGCCACCAAATTGTTGCAAGGTGACAAGCCATTCCCTGACACGTTCGCGCACGACGATGCGATCGCGGTTCTCAAGGGTTTCGTCAAAACATTCTGCTAACCACATAACATTCTACAGGGGCTGCCTTCGGGTGGCCCCTTTTTTTGTGTCTTTTTTCGGGCACCTGCCCGAAAGTTTTGTTGCGTATACGCAACGCCTATGATATCTAGGCAATACATTGCACCACAATGCTCTACTAGGCTCGCTTCGGCGGGTCTTTTT